GGTATTAATATTAAAAATTTGCATAATATTATCTTTGCGTCACCGAGCAAAAGTAGAGTCAGAAACCTACAATCAATTGGTAGAGGTCTGCGGAATAGTAAGAACAAGGACAGCGCAACGTTATACGACATAGCCGATGACCTTAGAGTCGGAAAACATATGAATTTTACATTGAGACATTTCGTGGAAAGAGTAAGAATATATAATGATGAGAAGTTCTCATATAAACTATACAAAATTGGACTTAAAAATGGAAATAAAAATAGTTCGACTAAAGACAGGTGAAGATTTAGTTGGTTATTATGAAGATATTAGAATGGGTAAACTGATCATTGATAATCCAATGAAACTAGAATTTCATACAGACTACAAAAGCGGTAAACAAATATTGACTATGTGTCAATGGCTACCAGACAACGTATGTAAAAGCAATCATGTGGAATTAAATTCACATGATGTTCTTGCGGTATTGGAACCAACAGAAGATTTCTCGGAATACTATTTAACATCAATACGTGAGTTTGAAGATAGAAAGAGAGCAATAAAGCAACTCGATGAAATGCGTAGTGACAATGACTTCGCTCTAATGGAAGAAGCAATTCGTGAAGCTGAAGTTATGCGTGACTTGAAACTTATACAGTAATATATAAGGACTTTTTTAACTTTCTCTTAGGACATAGTAAATGTAACACTTTGTCAAGAGCATGTCAATAGGATATCATGGTAAGAATGAAAGAAAAACATTATGTCAACAATGAAGACTTTTTAAAGTCTCTTGTTCAATACAAAAAAGATTGTGCTGTCGCTAAGAAAGCCAATAAAGATAAACCAGCAATTCCCAATTATATTGGTGAATGTTTTATGAAGATCGCTGAAGGTCTGTCTCATAAACCAAACTTCATCAATTACACATATCGTGATGAAATGATTTCAGATGGCATCGAGAACTGTCTCATGTACTTTGAAAACTTTGATCCAGAAAAATCTAAAAATCCATTTGCATATTTTACCCAAATTATTTACTATGCTTTCCTAAGACGCATAGGAAAAGAGAAAAAACAACTATATGTTAAGTACAAAGCAACACAACAGTTTGGTATACTGGATGAGTTTGAGATGCTAGAGTTTGATGATGGTACAACTAAACAATTTGAACTATACGATAACATTGCCGAATTTATTGAAAACTTTGAAGATGGTAAGAAAAAGAAAAAAGAATTGGTGAATAAGCCTACAGGTATTGAAAAATTAATTGATGAGTGATAAAATGAGAATTGGTTTTACGTGTTCGACATTTGATTTATTTCATGCAGGTCATGTTATGATGCTTAAAGAAGCAAAAGAACAATGTGATTATCTTATTGTAGGTCTACAGACAGATCCAACGATAGATAGACCTGATACTAAAAACAAACCTGTACAATCATTGTTTGAACGATTTACACAACTCAATGCATGTAAGTATGTTGATGAGATTATACCGTATTCAACTGAACAAGAATTGATGGACATATTACTTTCTTATCGAATCGATATTCGTATCATCGGTGAAGAATATAAAGACAAACATTTTACTGGTCGTGAATTGGATATCGAAATATATTTCAATAGTAGAAAACATAGTTTCAGTACAACAAACTTAAGACATCGAGTTAAACAAGCACAGGAAGCTAAAAATGTATAGAGTATATTATACTTTGACTGGCGGTTCAGTAATGAGTAAAGAATTTGATACTATCAATGAAGCAATCAAGTTTTCTCTCACTTTACCTTTTCAAAGTGTACAAGAAATTAAAAAAATTGAAAAAAGAATTCAAAAAGAAGATCGTACATGAAAGTAGCAATAATCACAGATCAGCATTTTGGTGCAAGAAATGACTCTGTAAACTTCATAGAATTCTTTGAGAAGTTTTACAGTAACGTATTTTTTCCAACACTAGAAAAAGAAAAGATCAATACTGTTCTGATTTTAGGAGATACGTTTGATAGAAGAAAGTACATCAACTTCTATTCACTTCAGCGTGCCAAAGAAATGTTTTTTGATAAACTTGCTGAAAAAAATATCAAAGTGTATATGCTTGCAGGTAATCATGACACGTATTTTAAAAATACTAACAATACCAACTCAGTTGATTTATTATTGAAAGAATATAATAATATTGTCGTTATCGATAAACCTGCACACATATACTTAAATGAATATCATTTTATTTGTATGATTCCATGGATATGCACAGATAACTATGATGATTGTTTAAAATTCATTGAAAATTCTCAATCAGAAATCTGTTGTGGGCATTTTGAGATTCAAGGTTTTGCGATGTATAAAGGTATGCATAGCGAAGAAGGCTTAAAACGTGAGTTGTTCAATAAGTTCTCTTATACTTTTTCTGGGCACTATCATCACAAGTCTAGTGATGGCAATATTCATTATTTGGGTAACCCATACGAACTCACGTGGCAAGACTATAATGACAACCGCGGCTTTCATATTTTCAATTTGGATAATTATAGCCTTTCATTTATTGAAAATCCTTACAAGATGTTCTATCGCATAGTTTATGATGACAAGAACAAAGATATTAACCAAATTGCAAAACAAGACCTTACTGAATATGAAGGTAAGTACGTCAAAGTAATTGTCGCCAATAAAACGAATCCGTATCTGTTTGATGTATTTGTTAACAACTTATATGAAGCCGGTCCTTTGGATGTAAACATCGTTGAAGACCAACAAGACTTGACAGAAGGTGTCGATGATGCTATAATCAATCAAGCTGAAGATACATTGACAATTCTTAATAACTACGTTGATAATATTAAAGAAGATTCAATCGACAACAACAAACTCAAAAACATATTGAAAGAATTATACGTTGAAGCGTTGAATTTAGAACAAGCATGATTATATTTGAATCTATACGATGGAAAAACTTTCTTTCGACAGGTAATTCTTTTACTGAAATTAAGTTTAACAAATCACCAAACACATTAATTGTCGGACACAATGGTGCCGGCAAATCTACTATTCTAGATGCATTGACATTTAGTTTGTTTGGTAAGCCATTTCGTAAGGTCAACAAAGGTCAATTATTAAACTCAATCAACAATGCTGAAGGTCTTGTTGAAATTAAATTTACTATTGGTAAAAAGAAATATAAAGTCATTCGTGGTATTAAACCAAATATATTTGAGATTTACTGCAATGATACACTAATGAATCAAGATGCGGCCGCACGTGACTATCAAGAAATCTTAGAGAAGAACATTCTCAAGATGAACTTTAAATCATTTACACAGATTGTTATTCTTGGTTCAGCATCTTTTGTACCATTCATGCAATTATCTGCGTCCGATAGACGTGCTATCATTGAAGACTTACTTGATATTCAAATTTTCTCATCAATGAATACATTGGTAAAGCAGAAGATTACTGAACTCAAAGACAATACAACAAAAACAAAATATGAAATGGAACTTACTGCTGAAAAGATTAAGATGCAGAAACAAGCCATTGAAGAACACAAAAAACATAATGATACAGAAATTGAAAAGAAGAAACTTGAGATTACAGAATCTATATCACAAATTGAAAAGACAACAAATGCAATTGAGTTAATTCAAAAGCATATTGATGTTTTAAATAAAAAGATCGCTGATCACGAATCTGTTGAAAGAAAAACTAAAAAATTAATCCAATTAGAATCTAAACTTGAGACTCGCATCAAAAAAATAGAAAAAGAGGAGAAATTTTATGAAGAAAATCACGACTGTCCAACCTGTAAGCAAAGTATCGCTGACTCATTCAGACGTAGCCAGCTTGATGGAATCAATAAGACAAAGAGAGAAGTCGGAACTGCAATTGAAGATATCGAAGCTCAAATCCAAAAGACAAATGCAAGGCTCGAAGAAATCAAAAAAATAATCAAGCATATACAAGAACACAATTCAGAGATCATAAAACATAATACTTCTGTTGCCGCAATTAACAAATATGTGTCTAAATTGAATAATGAGATACAAGATTTAGCGAGCAAAAAAGATACTTTAACTAACGATAATAGCGCTTTAAAGATACTTAAAGAAGAACTTGGTGTTCTTGTATCAAAGCAAGAAGAACTATCAAACGAAAAGAATTATTATGACTTTGCAATCAATTTATTGAAAGATGGTGGTATTAAGACTAAGATTATTCGTCAATATTTACCTATTATGAATAAGTTGATTAACAAATATTTGACATCAATGGATAGTTTTATTAACTTCAACATCAATGAAAACTTTGAAGAAACTATCAAATCACGACATCGTGATGATTTTAGTTACCATAATTTCTCTGAAGGTGAAAAGATGCGTATCGACTTAGCAATACTATTCACATGGCGCCAAATTGCTAAGATGAAGAATTCTACAAACACCAATTTGTTGATTCTTGATGAGGTGTTTGATAGTAGTCTTGATGGTGCAGGTACAGAAGAATTCTTGAAATTAATGCAAACAATGGGTAATGATACAAACGTATTTGTTATCTCACATAAAGGTGACCAGTTGTTTGATAAATTTAGAAGTGTAATTCGGTTCGAAAAGAAAAACAATTTTAGTATAATGAATAAAGGTTAATTATGAGTCAAACAATTGTATTTGATACCAAAACTGGTTCGGTTCAAAAAGAACTGCAATATCAACCCGAGTGGGATATTGCAATGAATCTTAATTACTTTGATCAAGTAGTAGATAAAAAAGTTCTTGGTTGGTTTTTCTTTTTCGACCATGCGTTGATACATGCTATTCTAAAAGAAGTACAGAAAGATTTGACTGGTGATGTTTGTGAGATTGGTGTTGCATTTGGTAAGAGTGCTATTGCATTATCAAACTATAAACGCTCAGATGAAAACTTATATCTTTATGATATGTTTCAAGCATCAGATTTGAGTTTAGATGTAACATACGATAATATTAAGAAGTATGGTACAGATAAAAACATTCAATGGCGAGTTACTGATACAACAAAATTAACAGAAGAAGATATTAATTTTACTTGTGGTATAAGACTACTACACGTTGATGGTTGTCATGAGCATGAAGCGGTCTATGGTGATCTATCTAAATTCAGTAAAAATGTATTAGATGATGGTATTATTGTAGTTGATGATTATAATGATCCTGAGTATCCTGGTATCAATAGCGGCACATGGAAGTTCTTATTTGAAAATAAAGAGTGGACAATCTTTGCAATAGGACAAAATAAGGCCTATATATGTAAGACAGAAAAATTAAATAATATGATTATGTGTCTAATAGATGTAATGGAAGATTACAGAAAACTTGGTATACCTTTTACTCCAAATCTACGTGGTGTAAATGGTCACAATGTATTGATGTGTTGTTCACGTGAACAAGTTTCATATGATCAAATTAGAAATAATTTAACCGTACCCGTACCTTTAAAGTGAGAATAAAATGACAGAATTAGTTTTTAATACAGAAAATTGGAAAAAAGATGTAAATCAAGTGAAACAAGTTATTCCAACACTTGAATTGGTTCCAGAAACACATACTATTCTTTCAGAAACATTACCTGAGTTTGACTTTTCTAATCCACCTGTTGATCCTAATCTACTCGCTAGTAGTTTAGTTGAAACATGTAAACAGAATCATGGTATCGGTCTTTCTGCTAATCAATGTGGTTTACCATATCGTGTTTTTGTAATGGGTGCCGAAGATGAATTTGTTGCGTTCTTTAATCCAAAAATCCTAAATACTTCTACTGAGACATCTCATATGCAAGAAGGATGTATAAGTTTTCCATTTCTAGGATTAATGATTACTCGCCCTTCTGTTATTGATGTTGAGTATCAAGACTTTACTGGTGAAAAGAAAACTGCTAAGTTTTCAGGTATAACTGCTCGTTGTTTCCAACACGAACTTGACCACATGAATGGAATCAAGTATACTAGCAGAGCAAAACCGCTTGCATTGAAGATGGCTCTAGATAAACGTAAAAAAACAATCGCAAATGTCAGGAAAAAATATGAAAACATGGCAACACAATTACGAAATAGATTACCTGAAGTCGATAGAGACACTATATCAAAACTATAATCAATACAGCGACTCACCTTTCTCTGAATATAAGAAAAACAACATAGCACAAGATTTACACGAAAAGAAACTTTTTTTAGAAGAAGAAGGGTCTTATCGTGCATCTACAGTACAAAAGAAAAGTCCAATCACAATGTATCAAGATGTTGTGATTGGTAATAAGTTGCCTGGTGATCATGTAGTATCTCATATTCGTGGTACAGACAAATATATCGAAGAATTATTTTTCAGAATTTCTTTTTGGGAATCCACATGGCTATATGTTTGGGCAGAAGATACCCGAATTAAAAACTTAATTCCAAAACAACATTTCACTTATGTTGGTAGTAAGATTACTACGTTTGGTGAAATCTATGAAATATATTTTCATAATAGTTCAGTATCTCTTGATGATAGAACTCATCCAAAAATTGATGAAACCGAAAATGTTACCATTAAAAAGTTGACAGATGTGAATTTACATACTATAATGTCAATAAAAGGTACATTAGAAAGATTAGATTTAAACTTTCAGAATCACTACAGTAATTATAATAAGAAAAAATCTTGGTCAGCAATATCATTGCGTGGTTATTCACCTGATATTATGCGTATTGAGAAACCTATTGAAATGAATAAGAAGTGGAAAGAAGAACATAGAGATGAAGAATTGTTTTTACAAGATACAGTCTTACGCAAAAATTTTCCTGAAGTCGAATCTTTACTTAAACTTTTCGGTGACACTAATGTTCATCGTATTCGCTTTATGCGTCTTTCACCTGGAGGAGGTGAACTTACTAGACATACAGACCAAGTCGACCCTGATTCTGGTGGTTCTCTGGGTAAACTTGCACGTATCCATATCCCTATTGAAACAAACCCGAATGTAGAATTTATGGTGTGGGAACCTAACGGTAATAAGAAAGTTGTTAACATGCGTATTGGTGAATGTTGGTTTTTAGATACTCGTAAACCACACATGGTAATTAATAATGGTGACAAAGAAAGAATTCATTTAGTTATTGATGTTGAGACAGACAACAAATTGAGAGAGATGATATTAGCATGACAAAATGGTTTTATGAAAAGAATCGAGAGTTGCTCGATTCGAATGTGAATGTTTATTTTGAAGACGTATTGAAAATGACCAAAGATGAGTTTCGTCAATGGGTGATTGACATGCGTAAAACTGTTGTTGATTTGTGGGACAACAAAAATCTACCACCACGTGTTGGTTATATGGAAAATGAAATCATTGAGCAGTTTGGTCAGATGGCTTCTTTTCCTGTACATGAATTTGAAACAAAAGATGAACTGTCTGATACTCTTGTAATTCGCAATACAAGCGTAGTTGGTAATGCAGTCAATCAATGGTTTCCTACCATGATGAAGACACGTATCAATTATACAAAGAATGATGATGGTAAATCAATCTACGACTTCTTTGCACGTGATGATTTGCTTGATACATTTATAACATATGCAACACGACACTTCAAACGTGATTCGTTTTATCATTACTCACACGTAGCAAAAGCAAACGATAAAGAGTATTTCAATAAACTGCCGTATGTAGAAAATGCAGTCGAGTGGATTCAACAATTCGAATCTACGTATAGACGCAAAGGTGAGTTTGATTATTGGCTACAATCAAAAGAACAAGATAAAGAATATACTGGTTACAATGAACATCTAAAGAATACAACTTATCTCATGATTCACAAAGATGATATTGAGAAGTTGAATATACCAGAACAATGTAAAACAAATATCAACTATGAGAAATCTGAATGGTGTCAGATTCGACCATACGCATACAAACAAAAATTGTTTCCTATTGGTCTGAAAGCATTTAGAGTCTCATTCTGTCAATATGCTGTTAACTTTCCACCATTGACAGCAAAGTATTTGTACGAAAGATTTACTGACCACATTAAAGACCAAGATTTAATTCGTATCTATGACCCATCATCAGGTTGGGCAGGTCGTCTACTCGGTGCAATGTCAATCAAAGATGATAGACAAGTTATGTATATTGGTACAGACCCAAATACTGACCATACGACAACTCCTGGTAGAACAAAGTATCATGAGATTGCAGACTTTTACCGAAACAATATTAATAAAGGTGGTCTGTGGTCAGATGAATTTACACACACACAAACAGAAATATATCAACTTGGTTCTGAAGTCATTGGTAAAAACAAAGATTTTCAGAAACATAAAGGTAAGTTAGACTTAGTATTCACTTCCCCACCATACTTTGCAAAAGAAGCATATTCTGAAGATCCAGAGCAGTCCTATAAAAAGTTTGGACAGTATGAAGAATGGCGTGAAGGTTTTCTAAGACCAACTTTAACTACCGCAGTAGAGTGGCTTCGACCCGGTAGATATTTGCTTTGGAACATCGCAGATGCAATCTTTGGTGGTGACATGTTACCATTAGAAAAAGACTCTACTGATATTCTATTGTCACTTGGTATGGAGTATAAGTACAAAATTATGATGTCGCTTGCTCAGATGCCTGGTGGTAACAGAATTGATACTGAGACTGGTTTACCAAAAGCAAAAAACTTCTGTAAAGTCAATGGTATGTGGTTGAAATATGAACCAGTTTTTGTGTTCTATAAGCCTGATGTTCACCAATAAAACTATTGACATACAGCATACATAATAGTATGATATGATACTTGCAATAATTATACTGCAAGACTGTTTATTTAATTTTTTATGGAGATATTATGAAAAAGCAATTAACTACAAAACAAAAAATGTTGAACTACTTGAATAAGACTGAAGGCTACAATACTTTTAGTGTAGCAAAAGGACGTCAACTTTTTGGTGTACAAAATATTGCCGCTCGCATTGAGGAACTTCGCAAAGAAGGTCATGTGATTTATACAAATCTAAAAACACGTAACGATGGCAAGAAAGTTTCTGTCTATCGCATGGGTAAACCAACTAAAGCATTGGTTCGTGCCGCACAAGCATTAGGTTATTAATTTGTCTTTGAGGTAACTTCATTCTTGAAGTTACCTCTTTTTTTATTCTGGAGAACAAATGGAAATTAAAGCAAACGTAGAAGACTTAAGAAAATATAGTCTTTTTGTTGCAACACCTATGTATGGTGGTATGAATCATGGTATGTACATGAAATCATGCTTAGACCTCCAAGGTCTTTGTTTGCAATACGGAATCGGTATTAAATTCTCGTTTCTATTTAATGAATCTCTAATTACTAGAGCAAGAAATTATCTTGTAGATGAATTCATCAATCGTTCTGATTGTACTCATCTATTGTTTATTGACTCAGATATCACATTCAATCCACAAGATGTTATCGCTATGTTAGCATTAGATAAAGATGTGATTGGTGGTCCTTATCCTAAAAAATCAATCAAATGGCGTTCTGCTGTTGGCGCATTGAAAAAGAATCCTGACATCGATATCGGTTTGTTAGATAAAGTTGTAGGTGATTTTGTATTCAATCCTGTACAAGGTACATCACAATTCAATGTGTCTGAACCTTTATCTGTATTAGAAATTGGTACAGGCTTCATGATGGTGAAACGTGATGTGTTTACAAAAATGGAAGAAGCATATCCTATGATTCGCTATAAACCAGATCATGTCGGTCAAGCAAACTTTGATGGTTCACGTTACATTCATGCATATTTTGATACTGTAATTGACACAAAAGATTCTATCGTTGGTGGCGGATCTGACCGCTATCTATCAGAAGATTATATGTTCTGCCAGATGTGGAGAAAACTTGGTGGTGAGATTTGGTTATGTCCTTGGATGCGTACAGCACATATCGGCACATACATCTTCCACGGTGACATGCCAGCAGTAGCAAACTTTGTTGGAGAAATGTGATGATTGTCGGCTTTGTTGGTTTCATCGGTTCAGGCAAAGGTACAGCAGGTGATATTCTGGAACAAGAATATGGCTTTGCTAAAGAAAGTTTCGCCAAAGGTGTTAAAGACATTGCCGCAGTTATGTTTGGTTGGCCACGACACATGCTTGAAGGTGATACTGACGAATCTCGTGTATGGCGTGAACAATCATCTGATTACTGGACAAAAAAATTCGGTAGATCATTCACCCCACGTGAAGCACTACAATTAGTTGGTACAGAAGTTGGTCGTGAAATATTTCATGAAAACTTTTGGGTGATGAATCTTGAAAACAGAATTAATAAAAATAATAATTATGTTATTACTGATGTTCGTTTCCCAAATGAAATAAAGTGGATACAAAATTCTGGTGGTATCGTTATTGAAATTCAGCGAGGAAAGAATCCTAGTTGGTATGATACTCTTTATCATTATGAACATGATAGTGATTATAGACGTGATTATATGAAAAAATATAATGTACATGAATCTGAATGGGCCTGGGTTGGTCACTCTATGAATGAAACTATTCAGAATAATGGTACAAAAAATGATTTAAAACGAAATGTCATTTCTGCCTTGACAAAATCGTTCGGTGCTAGTAAAATAAATGAACTTATACATGATGGAGAAAAAAATGAAGTTATCTAAAGATACTATTGATATTTTGAAAAACTTTTCAACAATTTCAAATGGTATGAAATTTAAACACGGTAATCGTTTGCGTGTTGTTAATGAAAACAAAGCAGTTCTTGCACAAGCGAATGTTAAAGATACATTCACAAAAGATTTTTGTGTATATGAATTGAACAAGTTTTTGAGTTCAATTTCTTTGTTTGATACTACAAACTTAGAATTAGAATTTGATGACTTCAATGTTTTACTGAAAGGTCAAAACAAAACAAGTACAAAATATCGTGTATGTGATGAAGAAATGATTGTTGTTCCTCCAGAGAAAGAAATTAATGTCACTGAGTGGGATGCACAAATTACACTATCTAAAGAGCAACTAGACTTCATTTTGAAATCAGCGGATATCAATAGTGCTCCTCATATTGCTGTTCAATCTGATGGTGAGAATGTAGGTATTCTTACATTTGATGCTAAAGACGATTCAGTTAATACTAGTATTGTTGAAGTTGCAAAGAGTGAAAAACAATTTAAACACGTGTTCAAGCGTGATTATTTTAATTTCGTTTCTGGTTCTTATGATGTAAGCGTGTCAAAGCGTGTACTACATTTAAAGAATAAAGAAAAGGATGTTCAATACTGGATCGTTGCTGAAGCGATTAATTAATTTTAAGGAGATTTATTATGTCTAAATTTGTCAAACTAACTGACTATCACACAAGTCAAGCAGTTCTTATTAACGCAGACCAAGTGTCTATTGTATTCGTTAATGAACAAGGTCAAACAATTGTTAACTTAATCAACGGCAATGTAATCGTTGCTGAAGATTATGGTACTGTAACTAGCGAATTGATTTCACAATAATATGACAACAACAATAACAACTTTTTATGGTACTTTTGATGATAAAACTCTAAAAGACTTAAAAGGTGCTATCGAAGAACTCAATCATCATATGCATGAGGCGAAAAATAAACAAATCATCATAAAAGAGATTGTCGATATTGCACATGAAAAAACTAAGATTCCAAAGAAAATTATCAAGAGAATTGCTAAGGTTCAATTCAATCAATCTTATAGTTCTGAAGTAGTTGAGAATAAAGAATTTGAATCCTTGTTTGAAACATTAAATCAAATCAAATGAACGCAAGAAGAAGTTTTCTAAAAAACTTTGGTATGGTAAGTGCTATTGGTGCGGTAGCACTTGCCGCTAAAGAATATCAGTATCAGGTTAACAAACCTGAATTGACCGATGAAGATATTAAACATTTAGCACCAGTATCCCCTATGCTATTAACATTAACTGCGGATAATAGAACTGCTGAAGAAAAAAATGTTAATAAACCAGTTGGAAATTATTTTTTTGATACAACAAAAATCACTCATCAAGTAAGTATGTCTGTTGGTAAAGATAACAGACTTTGGTTAAGAATCGGTGATAAGTGGAAACGTGTTGCGTTAGACACAGAAGTTTGATATACTATATTTTTATTATGGAGAATTCGAATGACAGACCATTTACTATGGGTAGAAAAGTATCGCCCTCATAAAGTTGAAGATTGTATTCTTCCTGATACAATCAAAAAAACATTCCTTGAATATGTAGAAAAGAAAGAGATTCCCAATCTTCTTTTATCTGGATCTGCTGGTGTTGGTAAGACTACTATCGCTAAAGCATTGTGTGATGAAGTTGGTTGTGATTATCTCGTAATCAACGGATCCGATGAAGGTCGTTTGATTGAAACCTTACGTGTCAAAATCAAAAACTATGCATCATCAATGTCTCTATCTGGAGGCAGAAAAGTTGTTATCATTGATGAAGCAGATTACATGAATCCAGATTCTATTCAACCTGCTTTGCGTGGATTCATTGAAGAATTTTCATCTAACTGTTCTTTCATCTTCACATGTAACTATAAGAATCGCATTATTGAACCAATTCACTCTCGTTGTACTTGTATTGATTTTAGAGTCAATGGTAGTAAAGCAAAGATGGCGGCATCATTTTTTAAGCGTGTTGAATGGATTCTTGAGCAAGAAAAAGTTAAGTATGATAAAGAAGTCGTTGCCGCAATCATTACAAAACATTTTCCAGATAATCGTAGAGTTCTGAATGAGTTACAACGATATTCTATTTCGGGTGTCATTGATAAAGGTATCTTAGCACAAGTATCAGAAATTCTATTACAAGAACTCATTAAAGCACTTAAAGAAAAAGACTTTGCATCTGCACGTAAGTGGGTTACACAAAACACAGATAATGATCCCGCAAAAATCTATCGTAAAATTTATGATTCTTTATATGAATATCTAAAAGCAGATTCGATCCCTCAAGCAGTATTGATCATCGCTAAGTATCAATATCAGTCTAGTTTCGTTGCGGATGTTGAAATTAATCTTGTAGCCTGTCTAACTGAATTGATGGTTGAATGTGAATTCAAATAGGAGTTGTCATGTATAAAAAATCGATAGAACAAAACATGGAAATTCTTGGTCGTATGGGTGAAAAGTATGTCGCCAAATGGTTGCGTGACCAGGGTCATACTGTAGATGAATCGTTATTTCATTTCGATTCACAAAAAGACATGACATGTGATGACGTAACTGTTGAGGTTAAGACACATGTACCTTTTGTTAAAGCACAAGCATTTGGTATCAAAACACAACAACTTAAAAAATGTCGTAGTGTTGGTCGTCTATTCTTCATTAATATTCCTGCACCAAATCACTCATTCAAATGGGAAGGATGGTTGATGGAAGTTAAACCGTCCGAATTTCAATATAAAATATTCAACACATCTGATGGCCGTGAGATGGTACAAATCTCAATGAATCAACCAGCAGTTACACCTATTCATAAGGTAGATGATTCTTGGTTAAATGAAGCCATGAAATACACACGTTCGAGGTACTAAAATGCCAGAACTATTCAAAGATATTGTTCCGTCAATCTTACAGACAAAGAAAAATGTACTTGAAGATGAACGTGATGAGAAATATTATGTTCCTTATGTTGTCAATAGAGCGTTATCTAGCCATGTTGATTGTATATTGTACGTCAATGAAATGAACAGGTTACCAAATACTCCTGGATTACTTCAATATCACTATCTTCTAAATAGTATTAGGCCAATGAAACGAAAGTTTCTTGCCTATCAAAAAACTGAGAAAATAGCAGATTTGGAATATGTCAAAGAGTATTTTGGATATTCAAATGAGAAAGCTAAAGATGCTTTACGTATTCTAAATGATGAACAAATCGCTTACATAAAACAAAAACTAGATAAAGGCGGAGTGAAGAAATAATGACCGTTCACCATTACATTGACAATATGCTTGAGGTGACACTAAATGAGAAAGACGACTTTTTAAAAATTCGTGAAACATTGACTCGTATTGGTGTTGCATCAAAAAAAGAAAAAATCCTATTTCAATCTTGCCATATATTACACAAACAAGGCAAGTATTACATTGTACATTTTAAAGAATTGTTTGCTTTAGATGGCAAGCCTACAGACATCACAGAGAACGATTTAGCACGTAGAAATACGATTGCTCTACTTCTTGCTGATTGGGGTCTCTTAACCCTTGTAAACCCTCATAAAGCAAAAGAAAATCAAGTGAATCTATCACAAATTAAGATCATCGGCTTCAAAGAGAAACATGAATGGGAAATGATACCAAAATATAATATTGGTAAAAAACCTCAAAATAATTGACATACTAGTATAAATACTGATATAATCATTATGTGCCGCGCTCATCGAGGCGGCAATTTTTAAACCCTCGCTTATTTAAGGAGAAAAAAGCATGAATGAATTCAAATTATTTGATTTCCATAAACTCGACCCATTTGCAATCGGATTCGAAAATCTTTTAAAAGATTTGCAAAGTACGGCTCAGAAAATTCCTACCTATCCACCATACAATATCAAAAGAGTTAACGCAAACAAATACGTTATCGAAATGGCTGTTGCCGGTTTCAGTAAATCTGATATTGAAGTCACATTGGAAGGAAATAAACTAACCGTATCCGGTTCAGCAAAAGAGAATGAAGAACAAGAAACATTCTTCCACAAAGGTATCGCTAACCGTGATTTCAAACACACATTTCAAATTGCCGATAAAATAGAAATCGGTAATGCGGAATTGGTTAATGGTATGTTGAGAATTTGGTTAGATAACATGTTAAAAACACAGGATACAGTAAAGAAAATTGCTGTAACATCCAAAAATGTGTAACTGGTGGCCTGTATCTGACGAAGAATGGGAAAGACAAAATTATCCTGAAAAATTCCTACCTAAAAAGTAGTGGTAAATAAAAAGGGGGTTCTTGACAACCCTCTTTTTTTATGCTATCATATTATTATGAAAAATAAAAAACCTATCCTAAAACGTGTTCGCTATAAAAACGGCACAGATATCTTCTATACCTTCACAAATTGGTCAACTAAAGAGATCGATGGTGTAGAATATCTTCCTGTCGTGAAATCCCCACCTGATCACGCTAAAACTCAGGTATTACATTATATTCGTAAAGATGCTATGGAGTATGTGAAATGATTTTGAATAAACTGGAAGCCGATCTACTAGGAAAAAAAACTAATTTTGATCCTAATAATAAAGAACATTTGCAAAAATTTAAAAATTTCCTACACAATAGGAAGTGGGGTGATTGTTGTCCATTTTTTATTGAATGGCCATACAATTCTATTCCTGATATGATTAAAGATAAAATTATCAAAAATATGTTTGAGGTAGAAGATGACTTCACAAATTCTAAAGTGGCTTAAATATTCTGGTGGTGTAATTGTATTGAAGTTAAACCCATTGCATTGGCGTTTTTCTTGTAAGATGCATAGATCAGCAGAGATATGGGAACAAGATGCATTTGTACTTGAATTGTTTCCGATCACTATTCGATTTTGGTTTGATAATGGAGATTGGTAATTGAAAAAGAAATTTGTTGATGCGTACATGGATGTAGCACATAGATTCGCAAAATTAAGTTCCGCAAAACGACTACAAGTTGGTGCTATTGTAGTTAAAGATGATAGAATTATATCTATTGGTTATAATGGTATGCCTTCTGGATGGACTAATGA